CTCGCGACAGTCGCCCTCGATTTTTGGCTAGGTGGGTCAAAAACGACTGGGGCGGCGTTGACCCATGCTCGGAAATCCAGTAAAAGCATGGAAATGGCGTCGTACACGCTGGAAGACCGCGAGAAGGTGCTGGCTGACATCGCCGCCGGGGCGACGATTCGGGGCACGGCGAGGCGATACGGGATTACAGCCGTAACGGTACGGTCGTGGATTGCGGGCAAGGGGACTCGGCGAATGGCTCTGGCGGGGCAGCCTGCTAGTCCGCTCGTACGGGACCCCGCCCCGCCGATGCCGATTGCTGACACGGGAAGGGCCCTCCTGCCGTCCCGTACGGTTCCGACGGGTCCCGGGAAGGTTGATAGCCTCGAGCCCTTTGCTGGGCTCGCCAGGGCCGCTCTCGTGGCTGCCCTATCCGACCCGACTCGGAGCATCCGGGCGGCGTGCGAAATCCTGGACCGGCTCGGCGAGACGCGGCGAGCGGCGGAGCTCCGGATTGCGATGGAGCGGGTCGGGCCCGCGACGGCCGAGGCGCAGGCGCCGGTCGACGTGGACGCCATGCCCGAGGACGAAGCTCGAGAGCTCTACGCGCGCCTCGCCGGGCAGCAGCCTGGAGCGGTGCAATGAAAACGGCGCTCGGCTCGACGGTCCCGGTGCAGACCTCGCCGCGGGCGGTTTCCGTCGCGCCGAAGCTGCTCTCGCCCGCGCAGGTAGCAAAGCTGCGCGAAGAGGGCTCGACGCCCCAATGCCGATGCGGGCAGCCGTTGCGAAGCGATGCGGTCCGGTACTGCCTCGCCGAGCACGCGCAGCCTATTTTCGCCGTCGACCTCGAGTCCCTCGCCCGCCGCTACAACGGCGACCTGGATCGGGTGTGCGCGGACCTCGGCGTCACGCGCGCCGAGCTCGACCGGCAAGTGAAGGCCGATGACAACCTGCGCCACGCGCTGCGTGAAGGCATGGCGGGTTGAGCGATGGACGTCGTCGTCCGCGCCGCGCGCCCGTCGGATGAGCCGCTGATTTTTTCGTCGTGGACGAAGGGCGCCTACCAGTGCGCGCCGGCGCATTGGGTCCCTCGAGACATCTTCATTCCGAGGCAGACGGCGCATATCCGCCGATGCCTTGACGCATGCGGCGCGCGGGTCGCCGTGCATCCCGACGATGACGCCGAGATCGTTGGATGGGCATGCATGACCATGCTGCCGGGCGTGACGCTCATTCATTGGGCGTACGTGAAGCAGCTCTTTCGCCGGCTCGGCGTGGGGCGTGAGCTCGTCGGCGAGGCGCCGACCTACGCCACCACGCAGGCCTCGAAGTACCTCGGCACGTTCGTCAAAGCGAAGCGCGTGCTCTTCGATCCGTATTTCTGGGATCGGTGGAGTGAGGCGAGGGCGGCCGCGTGAACGCGCAAGACGCCATCCTCGCAAAGCTCCGGGCGCGCTTCGAGCGCAAGCCGATTCCCGAAACGTACGGCTTCGAAGAGCAGATCACCTACGTGCGATCGCCCGCGAAGCGAAAGGCTGCATTCACGCCGCGCCGCTCAGGCAAGAGCAACAGCTTCGCGCTCGAGCTGCTCGAAGATGCGTTCGTCTTTCCGCGCCGCAAGCAGCTCTACATCGGGCTCTCGAAGGACAGCGCCGAGAATGCGATTTGGCGTGACTGCCTCGAGTCGATCCTGATGCAGGTGCTCAAGCCCGAGCAATACCACTATGGGACGGTAAAGCGGCGGCTCGAGTTATGGAACGGGAGCGTGATTCAGCTCGCCGGCATGGACTCGAGCCCGCAGGACATGAAACGGATCCTCGGCGGAAAGTATCACCGGGCGATCGTCGACGAATGCCAGGACTACACGCAGGATCTCGAGTCCCTCGTCGAGGGCTGCTTGTGGCCCGCCGTGAAGGACTGGAGCAACAAGGGGGGGGGCTTTCTCGAGCTCGGCGGCGTGCCCGGGACCCAAATGGGAGAGCACTACTGGTACCGCGTGACGAAGCAGAAGTCAGATGGCTCGCCCGCGGCAGACCGTATGCCCGGATGGGATGTCCACTCGTGGACGATGGCCGACAACCCGTACATGCGGCTCGAGTTTCAGCAGGAGCTCGAGCGGCGCTCCCGTGAGCGCGGGCCTGCGCATGCGCAGGATCCGATCTTCCGGCGTGAATGGCTCGGGCAGTGGGTGCTCGATGAAACCGACGTCGTGTACAAATTCTCGGCGAACGCGAACACCATCGCGGCGTCGAGCCCGACGGCGCTGTCGCTGCTGTCCGGCCGCGGCTGGACGTACATCATGGGGCTCGACCTCGGATGGGAAGACGCGACCGCGTTCGTGGTGTGCGCCTACCGCCGCGACGATCCGCACTTCTACGTCGTCGAGAGCAAGAAAGTTTCGCACACCACGATTTCGCTCATCGGTGCCGAGATCGTTGGGTACCGCTCGCGCTACCCCATCGAGACGATCTTCGTCGACAGCGGGAGCGGCACCGGGAAGCTCGTTGCGAAGACGCTCGCGGGAGAGTTCACCCTTCCCGTGCAGCCCGCCGAGAAGCGCGAGAAGGAAACCGCGATCGCGCGGATGAACTCCGACTTTCTCGCGGGCAAGGTGCTCGCGATCGATTCGTTGAATCGAGAGCTCGCGGCCGAATGGTCGGCGCTCGTCGTCGACCGGCGCGCGCGCTCGAAAGGGATCTTTCTCGAGAGCGAGCGCCACCAAAATCACCTCGCCGATGCCGCGCTATACGCGCATCGGCATTCAGTGCATCAGTTCCAGCGCGAGAAACCTCCCGCGCCGCCGCAGGATTTCCGCGAGCAGTACGAGACGGCGCTGCGCCGACGAGCCTCGCGCGAAGACGACCCTTATGCCGATTTCGACGCGATGCGCGAGGCTCGGCAACTCGTTGGAGGGATGCGATGAAACCGCCCGACCCGGCCGAAGAAGTGGACGCCCTCTGCGCGGTGATGGTCAAGCATGGCGTGACAGAGCTCGTCTACGCCGGCATCACCATCAAGCGCCCGCTCGTCATCACGCCGCTCGCGAAAGAAGAGCGGCCGAAGATGCCCGCGAGCCTCGACGAGAAGATCGAAGACGACGAAGGGTTCAAGGCTTTCGAGCGCGGCGGCTTGCCGCTCGGCTCGTCGAGGTAAGCGCCATGCCTGTTCTTGCAGACCGTTCGAAGATCGAAGACCGCCGGCGCAACGGGCGCGAGTCCGTTCGGTGGTGGGTCGAAGAGGGCGAGCAGCTCTACGAATCGATCCAGACCGTTGCCGATCGGATTCACGAGAACATGTCGCAGCGGCGGAGGCAGAACTACCACTACGCCATGACCTACAACGACATCGATCTCGTGGGTCACTACGCCGCGACCGACTACTCCGAGCGTTCCTCGGCATGGGGATCGAACGGGCGGATCACGCTCAACATCGTGCAGAACGCGATCGATACCGCGTGCTCGATGGTTGCGAAGAATCGCCCAAAGCCGCTCTTTCTCGGCGACGGCGCCGACTACCAGACGTTTCAGAAGGCCGAGAAGCTCACGCGCTACGTCGCCGGCGTCATCGAGGACACCGAGCTCTACGAGATCGGCGAGAAGGTCTTTCGCGACGCATGCGTGTACGGGACCGGCGCGCTCAAGCTCTTGGTCGATGAGGACGAGAAGCGCGTGCGCGCCGAGTGGGTCTGGATTGGGGAAATCCTCGTCGATGACCTCGAGGGAATGCGCGAGCTTCCCACGCAGATCCATCAGCGTACATGGCGCTCGCGCGACGAGTTGATCGAGCTCTATCCCGACTGCAAGGAAGAGATCCTGAAGGCGAACACCGACAGCGGCGGCGCTATGTCGCAATCGGTCGCCGACGTTATCCCCGTGATTGAGTCGTGGCACCTGAAGAGCGGCGCGAAGGCGAAGGACGGGCGCCACGTTATCAGCATCGAGACCGCTGCGCTTCTCGACGAGGAGTACAAGAAGGACTACTACCCAATCTTCTTTTTCCGCTGGTATCACCAGACGCACGGTTTCTGGGGCCGCGGCATCGCGCAAGAGATTTTGAATCTCCAGCGCGACATCAACGACACGCTGCGCGACATCCGCACGGCGCAGCGTCGCGTCTGCGCGTCCGTCTGCTTCGTCCCGACTGGCTCGAACGTCGTCGAAGACCACCTGACGAGTAATGAGATCGGCCGCCTCGTGTTCTTCGCGGGCGAGACGCCGCCGCAGTACGGGACTCCGCCGGGCATGTCGCCCGAAGTGTACTCCCACCTATGGCAGCTCGTGCAGCAGGCCTACCAGATCATCGGCATCAATCAGAGCATGGCTCAAGGGCAGAAGCAACCCGGGCTCGAGAGCGGCGCAGCCATCCGCGAGGCGACCGACA